ACACGTAACTCGTGTGACAGTTGCTGTGTTGCATGTAAGTCAGCACTAAGATACTCAGACAACTCAGCGTGTGGTATGTCACGTACCGATACGCCCTGCTTGAGATAAGCCTTGAGTGTATCCTGCTTCTTAGTGTCTAGCTCGTATCGTTCTGCACATGCCTCTAGTGATAATGGTTGCTTGATACCACGCTGTATCAAATACTCCATCAGCATTGTGTCAAACACAGGGCCATTGTATTCAAAGCCTGACTCCCACAACCACACTAAGTCATGGCCTATATTGTGACCAATCAGTACTGTAGCTTCATTCAACTTGCTTTGCACAATAGTATGCCCATCAGAGGTAGGCTCTACTTCACTGTGATCAAACGTGACAATGCTTTCATTACCATGATCATCGAGCATACCAACCATAACTAAAGAGTTAGTAGGCTCGAAGGGATCTAGTTGTAACTTACCCTCACGTTTAAGTACTGTGTTCTCTACATCAAGTGTTAGCTTCATGCTGTATACCTCGCAGTTTTATAATCAAGATTACAAGTAACATTACCGTGCCAACCTGTCAATTTGTTTTTTACAACATTGAGATGTCTTTCAGGACCTTCTTCTTCTTGACCTTCAAGTGGTGGATTCTTAGCAATCAATACCATCAAGTCAGCTTCAGCAGCTTTACCTGTCCTACTACCTTCCATCATAGATTGATTAAGTACAACCTTACCCTCTGCTTCAGCCGATAGTTGAGACATATAAAACATAGCACAATTATGAGACTTAGCTATCTGTCTAGCATATATTGCATTAGCCTTTAATGCTTCATCAGGTCTAGCAAAGCCACTTGTCCTAGCAAACTTATCTCCCATGTCTAGTACAACTATGTCAGGCTTATATGATTTACATACACTCTCTACCCATGCCATATCACGATTAGATGCATCTTTGATATCAATATGTTTACGTACTGGACTGTACAACTCTTGTGCTTTCTGTGGATTCTCTTTCACTTGATGCATTGTCATACCTGTCGCTGCCGTCAAGTATCGTGCTCCCACTCTATGAGGACCTTCTTCGTTACACAGTATAATACATCTAGCACCTTGATGAGCAAAGCCACCGGGAGATGCAATCAAACTAGCATGGAATGATGTCTTACCTGTATTTGGTCTAGCACCTACTTCAATTAGATGCCCAGCATTTACACCCTCAACTACTCTAGTCAAACTAGGTATACCAAAGTTCCACCTAGCTTCTAAATCGTTCTTGGATAACAATGCTTCGATACTAATATCCTCCCACGTTAAGTTTAGATTAGGTGTAAAATCATCACCATACTGCTCCAAAATATGACGAAGAGGTTCAAGTGTAGATTGAGAACCATTGACATAATCAAAACCAAGATTAGCAATGTCTTCACCAACAACTTGCTGAAATAGCTTAGATAAAACTTCTTGTGCAATATCTTCTCCCATTGGTTGTTCTCGTTTTACACTACCAAACAATGATGAGTATGCTTGTTTTTGAGCAGTTGTCATAGATGGATTGTTTGACATAAACAATGCTTCAATCTCATCAGGTGTTACTGTTCTTTCGTAGGTAGTCATAGCACTATCTAGTGCTTGTTTAATCTTCCTTACATCTTTACTAAATAGTCTGTCTGGACACTTAGCACCTCTATGCTCATCATAAAATGCTTTGTCCATTAAACTTCGTATTAGGGATAGTTCCATAGTTTACTCCTTTGGGGTTAGGAAATATAAATTATTTAAGTCTTCTTCGTTTCTATATTTCAAATCATCTTTCAGTCTAAGTACTTTTATTTGTTTAACGTAGTTGCGTAACTCTTTTGCAAACTGCATTGTCTTGTCTAGTGCATCCGGGTCTAACGCAATTATTGCTGTTGAGAACTGTGATAGGTATTGCTTATGTGATTCCGATAAAGACGTTCCTAGCACAGCTATCCCCTTCCGTGTAGCACTCGCAACCACTGCTGCACTAACACAATCCTCAACAACAATAGCAGTTGTACCATGTCCTTGAGAATAGGGCAAGTTATTTTTTCCATATCGTTTCCATTTTGGTAAGCTATTACCTAATGAACGACCTGCACCATCAACAATCTTGCTGTTATGCACAATGGGAAACACTGCTCTATTCTCTTTAACATCATAGTACAAACTGAGTTTGTCAGCAGATAAACCCCACTTATTACACCACTCAGTAACTGCCTTACGATTACCGTGTGGAACAATGTGTTTAGGTAACTCAAAGATGGTATTATCATCTCCTTGTATCTGCTTATGCATAGCAGTGCGAATGTCATCTACAGTAAGAGTAACACGAGAACTTCCTGATAAACTACAAGATATCTTGTAGCAGTTCCACATTATTGCACCCATATTATTAGTTACTGTAAATGTATTGTAGCTTTTACAGTTAGGACAATCTAGTCTTTTAGATTCCCCTACACTTAACTGTAAATCATTTATATAATTGTATATATTCATTTATATGTATCACTTATATGTATATATAATATTAGCTGTTCGGCACTTGCCTTGTGCTTATAACAACGGATTCACGTGTTGTCAATGCTTTTTTTGCACTAAGGTAAGTATTTTTCATGTATGGCATAACACTATTAGGATTTGCGTGTCCTGTAACAGACATTATTTGACCCATAGACACACCAGCTTCAACCATTTCAGTTGTACCTGTTCTACGTAAGTCTGCCAATCGTAGCTCATTAGATAAGCCTGCAGAGGACATAGCCACTCTTCCTAGCTTGGATATACCATGAAGACCATAAGGCTTGTATGCTCCTCTAATCGCCTTTGGCATAGGTGCAACATATTCTTGGAATCCATAATCTTCTTTCTGTTGTACAAGCATTGCTAGTAACTCATCACTGATTGGAAGATGGACTGTTGCCCTACGTTTTGATTGCTCTAAATGTAAAATACCATTATCAAAATCTATATACTCAAACTTTAACAATCGCATATCTCCAATTCTTTGACACCATTCATAAGCCATTTGTACAATTAAACCTAAGTTACGTGTTTTAAAATTGGTGTATGCATAATCTAGAAATTGTTTTACTTGGTCTCTTGTCCATAGAGTTTTTCTAGACTTAGGTGTTCTACATTTGAAAGTGGAGAATGGATTACTTTGTACATAACCCATCTCCATTCCATAAGAGTACATTTTTCTTGACACAGAACATATATGATTTGCCATAGATATGCCACGATTTAGCCATACTTCATATGCTTTTTTAGATTTAGCACTCGTCATATTTTTTAAATATATTCTTGACAAAGGTTTATTCTCTACAATTGTACTCAACATATTCTTTATGAAGTATTGATAATCTTGTTTAGATTTATCAGCTAACATATTGAAATCACTAGATAATAAATACTCATCTGCTAAACCTTGTATAGTAGGATTGTTCTGTACAGACACAATTGCAGATTCTTGTTGCAAAAATGCATCAATCAATTTGTTAAATTCATTAGCTTGTCTTTTTGCAATTGACAAATCTGAACCTAAGTTAGTACGTGTGACAATGCCTTCATCAATATATCTAGCAGTAGGATTATATCTGTAAAAAACCATACCGTTTCCATACTTTTGCTCCTGTAAATATCGTGGGAATTTATTCCTTTTCATAAATTGTCTCCTTAATTATATATTTATCCATATAAGATTTTTTATTATAAACACACACAACTTGTATATTTAACTCTTTTTGTCGAGCAGTTGTTTGTGCTGTACGTAAGGTAATAGTACCATCTAATTGTTCATTTATAGTTGGTGTTTTTATATCTAACAATATTGTTTCACCAGTATGTTTGTCAAACAATATAATATCAACTATACCTGTACACGATACATTCTTAAACACCTCGTAACCTTCTTTTAAAAAGTGGTGACACACTTTTAATTCAGTTATGTCACCAGTTCTTTTATGACTATGCATTATGCTGCGACTAATGCTTTAAACTTAGGGTTAGATATCCACTTAGCTACTTCGTGTTCTCTCTTCCACATTGATTCAGACTTGGTATCATTCCCGGTTTCCCTAAGATTAAAACCATTTCTTTCATCAGCATAACTAGCATAGTTAGTAAATGCACTATACAAGCTGAACACATTAGCACCTCTAGTGTGAGCTTCTTGCGAATACAGACTAGCCATCTTCATAGCCTTTTTATCAGAACCAATGATATCTTTTAATATATCATACACATTCACCAAGATAGGCATAGGACTTCTCGCCCAATGTTGTAGACGTTCTGACTGTGCGTAGAAGTCTTGCTTGGCATTTTTAAGCTCATCAATAAATCTATCCATACAGAAGTTAGATGTATTCTTTCTACGTATCTTGTCATGCTCACCACGTATCTGCCCATTGGTAC